CGACCTTTTCCGCTTCCTCTGTGCGCCCCTGTTCCTCGAGCGCGACAATGTAGGCGTATTGCGCGGCCGTAATGAAATGGTATTGGCGGTTGTGTTCTTCGGCCCATTTCGCGACGCCGGTCGACATTTTCGCGAAGTCCGCGACGATTTTGTCGGACGACTCGCCGCTAAGGTGCGCCAGCAATTCGACGTCTTTCCCCAGGACCAGAAGGTTTTCGGACGTGAAACTACCGGTCGAAATCAGTTCCTGAAGTGCCGCGCGCGCGGAATGGATCCCGCCGGGAAACTGTTCGCCGATCGCATGCGCCAGCGCGTTAAAACGGTCCTCAGTGATGCCGGCATACGCGCCGGTCATTTCCATCGAATGCGCGAACGCGGACGATTCCGACGCGCCCTTCGCGAACGCGACGACCAGGCCGCCGAGCGCCGCGACGACGCCGATAATCGTCGCGCCGGTCGCGCTAAACAAAAGGGACATGACGTTAATACGTTCGCCCAGGACCATCAGCGACCCGCCGAACTTCGTCCAGTTTCCTTGCGACGCCTCATGCATCAGGACCAGCAATTCGCGCTTCGCGCCCGCCGTCTTAAACGACAGGTCGTTCATCGCGTGGCCGCCGTCGATCCCCAGCCGGCGAAGGTTTTCGATCGCCGGCCCGAGCGAATCGCCCATCCCGGCGGCGTTCGCCTTCCACTGCAGGATTTCGGACCGCGACTTTCCGACCGTCTGCGTCAGGTTATCGATTTGACGCTGTAACGCTTGCTGTTGGCGCGTCAGTTGCGCGACGCTGGACGTCGTCCCGTTAATCGTCTGCGTCAGGCCCGCGACCTGGCTCGTTCCGCTTACCGTCGCGTTAATCTGGACCTGCGCGCGCGTCGTATTGAGTGCCATTAGCTTGTCGTCTTCCGATCGTTCATAACCGCGACGGCCGCCGCTTCCATCGCTTGTATATCGTCCAGGGTCTTCGCTGGGTCGATGACCTGGAACGTCCGAAACAGGAAGTCCAGGGACTGGTAATTCATCCCCAGGACCGCGCCATTACTCGCGACCCATTGCGTCGACATGCGTAAAAACAGGGATAAGGTTTCCCAGTTTTCGGCCAGGACTTCGAAGTCTTCGGCCCTGTTTTGTACCTTGCATGCCTCGATGACTTCAGGCGGCGCCCCGTATGCTTCCAGGTCCGCCGCCAGGTCCGAGTCGTCCGGCGTGCCGCCGCGCGCCCAGTGCTGCGCGGCCTCGATTAGTTTTTTCTTTCGACGCCGTATGCGGACGAAAAGAACGAACCGACGATCGCCGGCGCGACGCCTTGAATTTCCAGGACCTTGTCCAGCGCGCCGGCTGAAAACGGAATGGCCCCGCTGTCGTCTTCGACGCCGTTCCAGCCGATGACGACTTCGCGCGCGACCGCCGCGGAATCGCCGTCCGGCTTCGAAAATTCTTCGCGAAGCGCTTCGACGCGCGACCGCTGCATGCGCTTGAACTTGACGTCGAACGATGCCGTTTCGAAACGGCCGCCGTCGGCCGGGATCTTCACTTCGACGGGCCAGTTATAGCCGTCGGTTTGTACGATTTTGAACATGCGATTTTGCTCGAGAGAGTGCGGCCGGCCGGCGCGCGCGGCGCCGGCCCCTGGCGTTACTTGACGGTGATCGTCAATTCGTCATTGCCGACGATCGGGATCCCGGCGTACGGGATTTGCATCATTTGGACGCCGTTGTTATCCGTGTAAGTCGGGTTCTGCAGATTGACGGACGGCATGTCCAGCTTGACGATATTTCCCGCGGCCGTGCCATGCGTCAGCGATACCGCCGACTTCGCGCCAGACAGCGCCGGCGCAAAAAAGTCGTGAATGTCCGGCGTGACCGCTTCGAATGAAAGCTGGCCGGCGACTTTGCGGTCCAGGATCTGCGTGTACTGCGCGCCGATCAGCGAACGGAAGTCGACCTGGTTCCCCAGCTTCAGGGAAAACTGGTCCAGGACCGGCGCGTATCCGCCGACCGTGAATGCCGGCGTATTGGACGAATTCGCGACCAGCGGCGTCTGGAACCCGGCGAACGTCGGCGTCGCGAGCGACGTCGCGGTCGGCGGGTTGTAAATGCCGGTGAATGTAAATTTAAACGTCGGGATCGCCTTCGCCTGCAGCGTGATTTCCATATCGCCGCGCGCGCCCGTAATGCTGTGCTGTGCGCCGTCCTGCTGGAAATAGAGCGTCAGGGATTCGATCGACGCCGAAACCGGCGTATAGGTCGCGTCCTGGCCGACTGTCAGCGTTTCAGCGAACCCACAGCCCCGCAGCAAGACGCCATAACCCGGCGCCGTTCCCGCGGCGCCCGCGCCGGCGACTTCGACTTCGAAATCGACCTTTACATGCGCGTCCGCGACCAGGTTTTCGAAATTGCCCAGGAACGGACGGACCAGGTCGCGCGCGACCAGCGTCGCTTCCATCGGCGTGATATTGAGATTCTTGATAAGAATCGCATTCGTCAGGCCGGACGGGATCGCGTCGACGCCATACGTCGATTCGATTTTCGCCAGTACCAGCCGGCGTCGCGTCAAAAGGCGGTTTGCCGCTACCATGATTTACCCCTGTCCGTTTGCCGCGTCCGCCGGCGTCGGTGCCGTCGGTGCCGTCGGTGCTGCTTTGTCGGCGCCTTCCGGCGCGAAATCGGTTCGTTCGACCAGCGTCCGCACGCCCGTTACAGGGTCGCGCGTATAGCTTCCGCCTTCGCCGTGATATTTATCGATTACGTCAGGCATTTGTCGCCCCTATTGAATGGTTAAATCGCGCTGGTCTGTGCGGTATTTTATATCGAACTGACATGTCGCGAAACAAAGCGATTCGTCGGCGTCAGAAAAACCAAAATGAACGCTGGCCGGTTGCGTGTCCATCGCTAAATTACCCTGCGTCTGGTCCGCCATAATCGCCGCCGTGACGGCGACGATAATCGGATCCGCCAGGACGTCCGGCTGGTCGCCGCGGGTGTAGACGATGACCTGTAACGACAGGTCCCAGTCGACCTTCGGGACGACGTTCTGCGCGCCCTGGTCCGCCGCCGGCGAAACGATGACCGCGGCGACCGAGTCCGCGCGCGAAAGTGCCGCCGTGCGACTGCGATAAACCGCCGGCATGCCAGGCGCCGCCGCCAGCGCGGCGACGACGTTCTGGATAATGCGTTCGCGAATCGACGTCATTTTTTGGTCAGTTCCGCTTCAGAGAAAACGCCGTCCGTCATCGGCTTAACTTCCCGCACGGCGAACGGTGCGCCGTCGACGTAAATCAGGTCGTCGAAATCCAGGCCCGGCAGTGACGCGGATTCAAACGTCAGCTTGTAATCGGTCGTGATGACCATTCCGCCGCCGACGACGTTCGCCGGCATGTCCAGAATGCCGCGCGTATCGATCGCGCCCCAGGAAACCGGGACGCCGAACGGCGGCGCCAGGAAAAGCTGGGGGTTCTCGTTAAGCATCGTCGTCGGAGTCCTCGAGCGCGCCGTCTTCGAACTTGTGCGCGTGCGCGATGTATTCCGCCTTCGTGACCTCGACGACTTCGCCGCCGCGCCGTACGTGCCGCCCTTGGTGCAGGACGAACCCGTCGCGAAGGCGAAACCGCCGGGTTTCCTCGACGGGTTTCGCGGCCGGTTTAGGCGCTTTGCGCATCGCTGGCCGCCGGTGTGGTGTTGGAGTCCGGCGCGGCCGGCGTCGCTGCTTCAGCGGCGACCGGTGACGGTGCGACGGCAGCTTCTACCGTTGCGCCCGCTGCACTTTCATCCTTGGAAGGGTCGACAGGCTTCGCGAATGCGTCGGGGAATGCCGCGCGCGCCGTGTCTTCGTGAATGGTTCCGAGTTGCAAGCCCTTAACGACGGCGTCGGACGGTAGGCCCTGGACGGTCGCGACGATGTTCGCCGCGGTGTGCTGGCTTACGCCGAGCGCCGCCGCCTGGTCGGCCGTCAGCGCTTCCAGCTTGTGGCCGTGCGCGTCCGCTTCTTCCGGCGTCAGAAACAGGACGTCGCCGGCGCCGTGTACGGCCATGTTCAGCGCGACCGCCATAAACAGACGGACGCGGAAAAATGCGCTTTCGATTGCTTTCATGTTGGGTGTCTCGAGGGTTTGAAAAACGGCCGGTCGCCCGGCCGTTTCCTGGCTCGCCTGGCGTCGCTTAGGCGATTGCGTCCGACTTGACCGCGAAGCTTGCGGCGTGGCGGATGTTGACGTCGACCGCCTGCAGCGCGCGCATTTCAAGCGTGCCGCTCTTGAAACCGGCGCCGTACGGGTTCAACAGGATTTCCATCGAACCCCATTCCGCGATCAGAATGTCCGACCAGTTGCCGTAATAAACCGCCGACAGGTTGGTCCCGGTGCCCTTCGTCAGATTCGACGGAACCTGATTCGTACGCGCGACCGTGTAGCCGTTGATTTCGCCCGGCGTGGCGCCGCGCTGGCCGCCAGGTGCGTTCGTCCACAGGTATTGACCCGTCGTCGACTTGAGCTTCTTGAGCGCGCCGACGACCTTCGCATTGGTCATATACGCGAGCGAACCGAAGTCCGCGTCCGACGACGCAACGGCCGTTTCCAGGTCGATCATGTCGTCGATCGAAATCGCCGTGCCGTTACCGCCAGCGCCGACGACCGAACCGATTCCCGCCTGGTTGAAGACGCCCAGCGGCTGGCCGGCGGTGCCGGTGCCGACCAGTGCGGCCGAGTCGATACCCAGGCCCATGACGCGCGCAACGTCATTGCGGACCAGCAATTCGATATCCGGCGTCGACTGCATCAGCATTTGACGCGTGATCTGGTTGTATGCGCCGACGGTCTTCGGCGACATGCTTACCAGGTCGAACTGGCCTTCGCTTTCCGTGACGTCCGCGCCTTCCGGGGAAATCCAGTACACCTGCGACGTGCCCTTTTGACGCGGGATCGCGATGTTGCCGACCAGGCCCGAAAGCACGGTCGCGCCCATCTGCATTACCAGCGCCTTGTGACGCAGAATGTCGATGAACGAACCGGCCATAAGCTGCGTTGCGACCAAATTCGAACCGCCCGTCGCGCCGACGCCAGCGCCGGCCGCGTACGCGCTCGCCGATGCCGCGCGGGTGATATCGCCGGTCGGATCTTCGAAACGGACGTTGGTCGGGAAATAAAAGCCCGCGGTTTCCTGGCCCCGCTTGCCGGCGAGTGCGACCGAGCATTCGCGCTCGAATCCAGCCGCCGACCAGTTGCCGTCCGCTTGCGCGCGAAGTGCGCGAACCAGCGAATATGCGCGCTTTTCCTTGTCCGTCAGGTCCAGCGCGTCGCGCTGGCCGTCGCCGACCGGGACCTGGACGGCGCCGAGCTTCTCGAGCACGGCAGCGCGACAGGCTTCCAGCGGCTGGTCGCTTTCGCGAAGCTGGCGGATCAGGTCGCCCATACCGGCGACGCTTGCATGGCGCGTCGCCAGGACGTTAAGCGTCGTCTGGCGTGCGCGTTCGGCGTCGCGCGCCTCAAGGCGTGCCGCTGCTTGCTGCGCCGCGATTTCTTCCGGGGTCATAGTGTTCCCTGTTGTGGTAATGATTGCGGCCGGTGCCGCGGACAAGTCGCGGACAGCGACTTCGATTTCTTCGATGCTTTCAGCGCGCCCGATGCCGACGGACGGATCCGCCGGAACCGTGACGATGGAGATTTCCGCCGGCGTCCATTTCGTCGCCGTGAATGTCGCCGGTCCGCCGCGTTCGCCGGCCGTCTTGTCCATCGTCGCGATGCTGTAGCCGGTCGACACATTCGTCAGGACCTTGTCAGCGACCAGGCCCATGATTTCGTCGCCGCGCTGCGTCTTCGCAAAACGTACGGTCGCGTAACCGCGGCCGTCGGCGCCGACTTCGGCCGATTCGACGACGCCCAGGACGTCATCGCGATTATGGTTAAACAGGAGCGGAGCGCCGCTGTTCAGCCGGGCCAAATCAACGGCGCCGGCGCGGTGCGACAGGACTTCATTTCCGAATTCGCGACGGACAGGCGTTTCGCTCGAAAACGAAAGTCGTGCGGTGCGCTGTTCAGTGTCGACGGTCGTCCCGTCGAATTGCGCGAAGCGATAGAGCAAACCCAGCTTCATATTTAACCCGGTCGCGTTGTAAAACTTACAGCCGCGATTTTGTATTTTTTATATGCTGCTGTCAACACTAGGTTAAATAATTACAAACGGCGCCCGAAGGCGCCGTCGTTTTTCTGCGTCAGGTTCCGCCGCTGGCCGGCGGTTTATCCAGTGTCGACGCGTCGCTTTCTGATTCCGTGCCGGCGCCGTTGTCGTCGTCGTTTTCCTCGCCGGCCGTGTCGTCCGGATCCGCGCCGGCCTCGAGCGCGCCGGGATCTGTCGCCGCCTGGTCCGTCATCGTATTGGGCGCGCGTTGCGCGATGCCCTTTTCGTTGACCTGTGACGGGTCCGTATCCAGGACGATCCCCAGTTCCCGACACATTTCGACTTCCCGTTCGCGTTGCGCCAGGTATTCTTCAAGCGACATATTCGAGTTTTCGCGGATCGCCTGTTCCAGCGTCATAAAGCCCGAGCGGACGGCCGTCCGGTACGCTTGCGCCTCTTTGTACGGGTCGATCCAGCCCCAGGACCGCGGCGACCATAGGACTTGCTCGACATAGTCGTCCTTGTTCAATTCGTAATACGGCAGATTCAGCGCGCCAGACAGGACCGCCGCGTCCAGCCAGCCTTCGAAAACGCGCTGGTGAAACTGGCCGATCAGCCACTGTTGCAAGGTTTGCCAGTTGTCGCGGTCCGTCATCAGCGCCAGGCGCGACGACGAATAATTCGTCTGGCTGTAATCGCCGCTCAACGGCGCGTAAGACTGGCCCAGGCCGGCCGCGACGCCGCGAAGCATCGATCGGACGAACGGATCATAGGATCCGCCCGGCGACGTCGGCGCGAACGGCGTAAAGGTTTCGCCCGGTCCCAGCGCTTCGATTTTTCCCGGCTCGAATGCGGAAACGCGCTGGCCGTCGACCGTGCCGTCGTCCTGCGTTTCACCGTCCGGCGTCTGGATAAAACCCATCATTGACGCCTGGCCCCGCGCCTTGACGACTTCGGCTTCCTCGAATCCGCCCATATGCCGCATGCGTTGCATGGCGGTATGCATCCAGGGAATCCCGCGGGTCTGTCCCGGCCGGTCCGTGATGTACAGGTGAATGATTTCCGACGCCGGGACCTTCAGATACTTTTCCGTCCCGTTGCCCTGGAACTGATAGTCGCCAGGGTGCCGCGGATAGAACCAGTAATACGTCGGCCGGCCCCATTCGTCCGACTGGACGCCCATTCGGATCTGGTCGCCGTTGTCCGCGATGCCGTTATGCTCGTCGATCAGTTGGTCCGACTCGATGACCTCGAGCGCGAACGGGATCCGCGACCCGCCGAACGATCGATAGACCTTCCGGATAATCACTTCGCCCGATTCGGCCAGCGACGAAATAGCCAGGCGTTCGATTTCCTCGAATGCCAGCGTCCCGCCCGTATGGCAGGTTTCCGCGCGCGTCCAGCGCTTCCAAAGCTTCGCCGCCTGGTCGTTGGCCGCTTCGTTCAGTTTGCCGCCGCGCAATTGCTTAAATTTCGGCTTAAACGCGACGCCTTTCCCGATGACGTTTAGCCGGACCTGGCGGACGGCGTTTTTCGCGTAGTCGTTATCGCGGACCAGCGACCGGGAGCGGTTCCGCAGCGTCCGCAGCGACCCGCGGACCTCGCTGTCCTGGCTGGTCCCGAACGCCGCCCAATCCGCCGTCAGGCGCGAGAATTCCGCGCCTTTGTACATGCGGACCGATGACGTCGTTTCACGCCGGACGGCCGGTTCGGTCCGTTCGACGACGGCCAGCGCCGGCGCCGCGCGGCGAAAGGAAAACGGGAATCGCATATCAGAACCTTACGAAAATTTGACGCGGGTTGCCCTGGCCGTTTGCGATCATTTCCGCTTGTCGCGCGCGCGAAATCTTCGCCAGGATTCGGGATTCCATGTCGCGAAGCGCGGAAAGCGGTTCGTTTTTCAACGTCCGGCCCGCAATGGAATATTCGGAAATGACGCCGCCGGTAATGCGCGCGCTGATTGCCGCGCGTACCGCGACCAGGTCTTTTTCGTCCTGCGTGCGGCCGTCGTATCCGGCCGGCGCCGCGGTAATGTCCGCCAGGACGACCAGCGTCCCGCGTCCGACCGTGACCCGCTCGCCGGCGGCGTTCGTCGCGAACGCGGTCCAGTAAAACGTCCCGGCCGGCGTCAGCGTCGCCGACTGCGCGGTCGACATTGCGGTTTGGAATTGCGCGCCGGACGGCGTCGCGACCAGGTCCAGCGATACCGCGCCACGAATGGCGTAATTCAGCGTCCAGTCGCCCGGCGACAGCGCGGCGCCGTTTGAGTCCAGGACGTTGTCGTCGGTCCATTTAACCGAATCGCCGGCCGTGATTTGTCCCGGAATATTCATTTTGCCTACCAGTCGTTGACGAAATTTGTCGTTCGCTGGATTGTACTTTTTACAGGGGTCGTTTGCAATTTTTGCGCGGTAAATACCGGGTCCGATGTTGGTTTTTTTGTCAATCGCTTGGCGACAATCGACCAGACATTTTTCTTATTGATTCGGGTGTAGACCTGCTGAAGTGCGGCGTACGCGTAGACCTCACAATCCAGCGCTTCATTGCGCGCCGTCTTGTCTTTGACCCAGGATTTCCGCGCGAAACCTTTCTGGTATGTAATGACCTGCTTTTCCGCGACAAGCTGGTCGAAATAGGTCTGGCTCGCTTCCTGGTGAAAATGCATAACGCCGGCGCCCGCCTGGCGTTCGGACTTCAGGCGCGCGTAAATAACGCCTTTGACCGTGTCGGTTCCGACCATGTACAGCCGGACGCCGTTTTTGTGGGACTTGCCCTTGTAATTGACGTCCTGCAGCGACGGTTTCCCGATCGCCGGCCGATTCGACGCGCTGGCGCCCTTCGTCGCGATCCATTTTTCCTTTTGACGCTGGCGGACGAACGAATAAACCGCGTGCGTCGTGTCGCCGTCGCCCGAGTCCATACCGGCCGCCATGACCGGAAGAATAAATCCGTCGGTCCGGACGACCGGCGTTTCGATAAGCGCGTCCAGCGCTTCCGCCAGGCTTCCGGAATATTCGGCCGCGCCGCGGTCGACGCCCAGTTCCGCCGTGTCGCCGTACAGTTCCGAATGATGGACCAGCCAGGATTCTTCGCCGTCGCCCCAGGCGCGGACGACGACCGCGACGCGATCGTCCTGGACGTCGGTTCCCACAGTCAGGAATATGGCCCCGCTGGGTGCGGTAAATTCGGCGTACCCGCGCGCGCGCGACGCCAGCCCTTCCGCCTCGAGCTTTTTCGAGTAGTCGACCTTCCAGACTTCGCCCAGGACCGTATTAACGAACGTCTTTAAAAGCGTCGGGTCGTCGCGGCATTCCTCGAATTCTTCGGCCAGTTGGCCCCAGGTCGCATTCGGCGAAAACGAGTAAGCGGCCCAAATGTGATAACCGACATGCCGGCGGGTCGTGCGGCCGGACGGGTTGACGCATCGCCACTGGCCGCGCTCGACCATTTGCCGTTGGTCGACGTACTGGATAACGCATCCGTTATGCTCACAGACGTAATACGCTTTGGCCGGCTCGCCTTCCGGCCATTTGATCCCGTACGGCTTATCTTTGCCGCCCCATTTCAGCGTCTGGAATTCGCCGCAGTGCGGACAAGGGACGAAATATCGATGCTGTTCCGACTTTTCGAACGACTTCGCGATCCGCGAAATTTCGTCTTCGGTCGGCGTCGAACCCTCGAGGATTTTCCGGTTCCAGTAGTATTCCGTCCGCCGGATCCCCAGGCGGATCTGGTCGCCGTCTTTGCCGGCGCCTTCGAACGGGTATCCGTCGACCTCGTCAAACGCGACGAATCGAATCGAAACCCGCCGGAACCCGCGCGGCGAATTCGCGCCGATCATTAGCAGGTTTCCGCCTGGAAACGACTTCTTCAGGATCGTGTTTTTGCCGTCTTTCGCCTTCGCTTCCGATACGACGCCGGCCAGCGCTGGCGTGTCCCGTAACATCGGGTCGATTTCGTCTTTCGAATAGCCTTCCGCGTCCTCGATCGTCGGCTGGACGACCATAATCGGGCATGGGTCCTGGTGAATATGGAACGCGACCGCATGGTTTAGGATTTTCGTGTATCCGACCCGCGCCGATTTCATGACCGTAACGCGTTCGACGTCCGGATCCGTTAGCGCGTCCATCATGCCGATTTGATACGGAATGTTCGTCCACTTCCCAGGCTCCGCGGCCGATTCGGCGGATAGGACCGCGTATTCGTCCGCCCATTGGGACAGGGACAGTTTCTTCGGCGGTAGCCAGCGTCCGACGATGGACCGGAAAACCCGGTCCAGGGTCGATTCGCGACAGGGTGCGGCCGTCGCGATCGTCATTTCGAAATGATCCGTTCGGTTACTTCGACCAGGACCAGGCGCGCGCCATTCTCGAAAAACGTCCGAATGCCGGCCGGATCGCCCATCCGTTTTTCAAGCATCGCCAGGCATGCGGACGCCGTTTCCGCGAGACAGGTCGTATCGTCGTCAGCCGGCGCCAATTGAACGCCCCAGCAAATGCGCTTGTTCATCCGTGCGCCCCGATGACGCGAAGCGGCGCCGGCGACAGTCCGACGAATGCCGGCCGCGGGATCCGCAGCGCATCGGCGCCGATGACGCCGGCCCAAATCAGCGCGACGACCGTGCGTTTCGTCTTCACAGTTGCGCCTCCCAGTCGTCGAACGCCTCGACGCGATCGCGCCCGCGGCCGATGACGCCCGCGCCAGTGCAGCGCCAGGACAGCAATTCGCCGGCGCGATTCGTCCAGGCGAATTCGTCCGGTTGCGACTTGCGGATCCGCGGACATAGTCCGACCTCGAGCGCGCGCCGGCCGCGGTCCGCGTCGCGGACTTCCCGCGGCGCCAGCATGCGCGCGCGCGGAATCGGGCCGTCCTGGACCCATTCATGGACCCATAACGCCAGGCATAGCGCCGCCGGGATAAACGCCGGCGCCGCACGCAAAAAACCGATGACCATCAGGACGACGGCCGCGACCAGGAGCCAGTAATATTTTTTCATTGCGTCAATTCCTCGAGCGCTTCCCGGACAAGTTTTTCAAGCATCGCGACGTCCGAATTGTCCAGTTTCGGAAGGCGCGATCGCGCTTTCGACGGAATCGCCAAAAGCTTCGTTTTGCATGACGCGATCAGCGCGGACCAGCGTTCCTCCGCGGCCTTCGCGTCGATCAGCGTTCCCAGCTTTTCTTCGACCTGTAGCCGCGCCAGTTCCGACTGGTAATGCTCTTTCCACGCGCGCGAGTTATTCAGGTCCGGCTTATCGCCGGCGCCGTCGTCCTGGTCGTCCTGGCCGGCGTCCGCGCGCCGTTCCGCGGCCCGCGCGCGCCGCGCGAAGTCCGGTTCCATGTCGGCGCCGGCCCATGCGGCGACCGCCGCGCCGATCGCGTCGCGCGCGGGTGCCGGCGCGGCCGGCTCGCTAACGTCCGGTTTCGGGATTTGACGCGCCGCAGTCTTTGGCCCGGCTGGTGGCGCCGGAATCGCCGCGCCTTCGCCGCGACTGGCGGATCCGCGGCCGGAATTCGTGTTCCGCTTCCATTCGACCAGCGCGATATCGGGATCCAGCGACGGCCGGCCCTTGTCGTCCCGGCGGACGCTGTCGACCAGGCGGCCGGACGCGATCGCCTTCCGGACCGCTTCGCCGGAAACGTCGATCATTCGCCCGAATTCGCGAAGGGAAACAGTCGCCATTAGGTTTCGATTTGTGCCGCGTCGCCGCGATTATTTGCCAATTACCCGATGACAGGCGCCGTTAAGGTGCCAGCAATGCGGACAGCTTCTAACGCCAATTTTCAGCATTCGGAAGCATCCGGCGCAAGGGTAAAAGTCGCGCCAGTCTTTCCGTTTTTCAGGTGCCGCCGTCGCCATTGTAATTTATCCCGGTTGACAACTCCACAGGTTGCCAACTGTCAGGTTGACAACCATCTTTTACGCTTATCTCTAGGAAAACGTCGGGGGTCGCGCGTTACCCGCGGGGGGCGGGGGTGGGGAGGGACCCAAAATGCACAGGAATGGTGCAGAAACGGGCCAAAACGCCCGTTTTTGGTGCGAAACGGCCGTGTCAATAGGGGTTTGCACTAGGTCGCGCTGATATATCAACCACGAATCGAACGATTCCCCTTGCGCGATCGCTGGCCGCATGGTAGCGACGCGGTCTTCGATTGGTCCGATGCATACGCCGTGCGACTGGCCGGCCAGCGCGCCCGCCAGCGCGACGCCCAGCGCCAGGCCGGCGCCCAGGATGACGACGCGTCGCATTAGACGACCCGCTGGCCGCGAAAGAACGCGGCGTCGCCGATGACCTCGCACAGTTCCGGCGGGAGCATGAAACCGTTGCTGTCGAACGTGACGACAGCAAAGCCGCTGTTCTGTGCCGACGGACTGTCTTCGGCGTATGTGAACTGCGGTCCGTCGCGATCGGTCAGTGTGCCGTCCTGGATCCCGTAGCGCCGCCCGTTGTAGTCGCCCCAGGGTTTGACCTCGAGCGCGTGCGTATGCCCTGTCATCATGGACAGGCCGGCTTTAACGGTGTTGTTGTATGCCGTGTGAATGCCGCCGTGATAGCGATGCTTGACCATCAGCGATTCATTGAGCATGAGCGACCAGCCGAAATGCCAGGCCGGGAAATGATCGGCCAGGCTTACGCCGTGTAGCCCTTCCGTTTCCGGCGCGCTGTTGGCGATGTAGCTGTCGAACCGAATGTCGTGATTGCCCCAGT